TCCAAGAGGCCGGGCTATTCGCCGCGTGAAGCTGCGAGGGCCGCAATGTGCGCGTCGATCTTTGTGATGGCCGACGCTTTGATGATCGTCTTGGTGATCTCGTTCGGCTGCAGGAGAATGTTGTTCTCCGGCTTGTAGTAGCGGTGCGTCGGGACGTTTGCCTCGTCTGCCATGTCAGAACCCTTTCACGCGAAATTTGGCGAAGTCGCCATCTGCCAGCTTCTTGCGGACGTGTTGGGCGAAGCCCTGCGTGCCGACGGCCTCGCCGCACTCTGCCGCCCACTGCTCCGCGATGACCAGCGGGATGCGACCCGCCAGCCGGAATTTAGCGTCACCGTGCGCGCTTGGAGCGTACGATGCAATCTCATGGTTTTCGTCGAGCAGAGCCTGCACGTTCTGGTTCCGGCGGATGATGAGTTTACCATCCTGCTCAATCATTTGCTCGTTGACGTCGTACAGCTTCACAGCGCGGCCTCCCCACGGCGGCGGCGGGTAGGTGCAGCGACAACGGCTGGTGCGCTCTCTACGGCCTCTGCGAAGCCCTGCGCGATCATGGATGCGGCCTTCTCGTCCGAGACGTCGATCTCTGCGCCCTTGTGGCGCTCCGGCTGCGGAAGGCGGTCTGTGGTGATGCGAATTCTCATGTTGTCCCCTCGGTGTGGTGGGCACCCCCGAAGGGGTGCCCGGATCTTACAGCGGCGATCAGAGAGCGCCGTTGATGTCGGCGATGATGCCGTGTGCCTTCTCGCTGTCCACCTGCAGGCCGTATTCCACGGCGATCAGGCGGCGGTCCGAGTGGCCAGTCTTGGCCAGCGGGGTCTGCGAGACGTTGCTCAGGAAAGCCACGCGAGCGTAGTTCGGGTCCAGAACGAAGACGTCACGGCCAGCGACGGTTTCCGAGTTTGCCGTACGGGTTTCGAGGAAGCGCGTCGGGACGATCTGCAGGGTGCCGAAGTCCGAGACATAGATGTCGATGGCAGCAACCAGCGACTTCTTGTTGGTCATGTCCTGATACTTGGTGGCCGAGCCAGTGAAGGTCGAAGAGATCTTCTGCTTCACAGCCGAGCCGCACAGAACGATGGACGGCTCTGCGCCCGAGTCCCAGCACTTGGCGATAACCGACTTCAGCATGTCCTCGGTCAGCGCACGCACCGAACCGTCGGTGGCGGCTGCGTTGGGGTAGCCAGCGGTGGTGCCGGACAGGGTCGGGTTCGCGCCGTCAACGGTGCCCGTCGAGCGGTCAACGTTGGTGCGGAGGAACGCGGGCAAGCCAGCGGTGATGCGGGCCTCGTCAGCGCCGCCAGCGTCGGCAGCGATGTTCGAGAGGAGCATCACTTCCATGTCGCGCTTCAGTTCCTTCAGCTTGAAGGCGATCTGCTTCGCGAGGGTCTGGATGTCGCCAGCGCCGTTCACGGCCTGAGCGGTGGTCGAGACTTCGACGACCTTGTCAGAGATCTGGGTGTAGTTGCCCAGACGCTTGCCGTTGGTCGGTGCGTCGTTGCCGGGAGCCGCTTCGGCTTCCTTCACACGGTTCGAGGTCGAAGGCGATGCCAGATCGACTTCGGTCCACTCGAAATAGGTGTTCGAGGCGCTCTTACGGCCAATGGCCGACTGGAACGGGACTTCCATCGGGGAGATGGAGATGAAGGCGTCCTGCAGATCTTCGCGGATCGTGGTGACGTCATAGGTCTTTTCAGAGTTTGCGGTGACAGCCATTGGCTTGTTCCTTCAGTCGGGGTTTACATGAGAAGGAAACGTGCGACATCGTCCACGCTTCCGCTGCGCTTCATCTGAGCTTTAGCTTTCTCGCTCTTAACCCGCTTGCTCGCCTGCGGTGCAGCCTTGACGCCCGGCTTGATGACTGGCGTCTTGGGTGCCTGCGAGGGCTGCTTGTCAGTGGCCTTGCCTGCCATTAGCCGCCTGTACTGGGCGGCATCATGTAGGACGCGAAGCATGCGGTGGTCAGCGACCGAGCGCAGCTCGTCGAGTTCAAAGCCGTAGACCTGTTGACCTGCCGTCAGAAGATCCTGTTTCACCTTCGCCGCCGTTTCGGGCTTTGCGAAGGCCGGGATCGCCTGAGCCAGCCGCTGATGCTCTTCCGCAAGGGAGGCTAGGTGTGCCTGCTCCTGCGCCTTAGCTTGGCGGGCCGACATCTCCTGCATGGCGTATTGACCCTGCTGGAATGCCGCGACTTCCTTGTCGTACTTCACGCGTGCTTCAAGGTAGCCAATCGGGTCTCTGGATAGCAGTTCCTCGCTCGGAGGTTCTGGCGGTCGCATGGGAACTTGTCCCGTCTGCACCGCCTGCGCGAATTGTGCGATCTGCTGCCGCTCATTTATCAGGGCCTGTTCCGCCGCCGCGAACTGTTGCTTGATCGCCGCGACTTCTTTCATGCCCTTCTGGATGTAGGCTTGTCCCGCATAGCCCCGGAGTAGTTCGGAAAGGGGAACCTGCTGGTCGCGGCCATCCACCTTCACGGTGTAGAGCTGCTCGGCTGGCTCGTCCTCTTCGACGTCCGCGTCGCTTTCGTCTGCGCCTTCGTCCTCGTCTGCGTAGGCCTCATCGGCTTCCGCCTCGTCGCCGTCGGTCTGGTCTTGCGCGTCGTCCTGTTCGGACTGCTCCAGATCCTCTTGCTGCTCATCTTCTTGTTGCGGCCCGTCAATCAGGCTTGCCGCCACGGCATCGATGCTTCCGCCATCAAGTGCAGTCGTGTCATCCACGGTGCTGCTTCCTCTTCTCTTCGCGTCGCTCAAGCAACTTCCCGTCAATGATGAACGAGGTCAGTTGGTCCTTAAGCATCCGCAGCGACCGAACCATTCGGTGCGCCTCCATGAGTTGTTCGGCATCGCACACCTGAGTGGTGAACAAGCCGATCTGTGCATTTTCTAACACATCAAAGGCCTCTTTGAGAAGAGGGTCCTCCAAGAGGGCCTTTGCTCTGGCGGCGCGCTGCGCGGTGTCCATTAAATCTGGCCTCCGTTAGGCATGCCTTGCTGCGGTTGCATTGGTTGTTGCTGCGGCTGCATCATTGTGGACTGAGTGGCCGCCTGCTGCGCCTTAATCTGAGCCGTGTCGATGGCCATGCCGTACTTGGCAGAGATTTGGGCCATTGCGATCTCCAGATCCTGCAGCATGCGGTCACGCTCGCGGTCGTCCTGCATCTGAGCCTTCATGAACTCAAGCTGCATGCGCTGCGCGTCGGACTGCAGCTTGGCCTGAGCCTTGATCTGCTCGGCGGCCACCATAGCCTGCGCCGGGTCGCCCTGCGGCTGCTGCTGCTCGCCGCCGGGGGCGGGCTGTTGCGCCTGAGCTGGCTGCAGGGGCAGGAAGTAGCGGTCCACGTTGTGGATGCCGTTGATGCTCAGCATGTCAGCCAGCGTATTGCGGAACTGGTTCAGGCCAGCGAGCGGGTTCTGCGGGCCGTAGGTGCCGATGGTCTGCAGTTGGATCTGCATGACCTGACCCAGCATGGCCGTCTTCTGCTCTTCCCTGCCAGTGCCGAGGCCGACGTTCACGGTCGCGTCCAGCTCGGTGTCCCACACGCGAGGGTCCATCGGAACGTAGGTGCCGTTGATCCGCAGCATTTCTGCCTTCGTGCTGTGCTTGGCCATCAGCTTCAGGATCTGCTGGAAGAGGCGGCGCATGCCCGTGTAGGCGAGGTTGGACACCATCACCTCGACTTGGCCCGCGGCTGCGCTCACAGTGGCCGTCACAGCGGCTCTGGTGGTCGATTGCAGGGCATCGGGGTCGAGGCCCATGCTGGCGCGGGTGACGCCCGTCTTCATCTCGACCATCTGGTCGATGTACTGCAGCGCGGGCAGGGTCTGGCCAGCGACGAAGGGAACAGTCAGATCGCGCAGCATGCCCGGCTGGTTGACGCGCACGACGGCACCGATCTCGTTGTTCAGCAGGTCGTCCATCTCGACCTGACCCTTGACGGCCTCGGTGCGAGGGTTGTTGGTCATCATCACGTTGTCGAGGATGCCACGCGTCACAGCCGTCGCGGCGTCCTGATCCTGTTCGATGATCTCGACAAGGCTGCGGCCAAAGTAGGTGTGCGGCTCGGGGTCGACGTGCCAGCCAGCGAAGGGGTGGTCATCCACAGGCTCGTAGGACAGCAGGCGGTTAGCGGTGCCGCCCATGAGGAACTTGTGCAGGACGGGCATCCCCGTGCCGTCAACGTCCACGCGCATGTAGGCTTCCGAGATCATGACCTTCTTCATGGACGGGTCTTCGGCGTTCTCGTCCTCATCGCGCTGGATGGGGTAGCGGCGGCGCTCTTCTTCTTCCTGATCGCGCATGTCAACGGTCGAGCCGTTGTCCAGCTCCATGACCTTGTCTTCGTCAATGCCCATAGCAATGACGTCGGCTGCGCGCATCTCGGTGCGGTGGCCGATGACGTAGAAGTCCTCGTCACTGCGAGCGTTGCGGT